CCCTCAGGAGTGGTCAGGAGTGGTCATTTTGACCCCCAAACCGACCCTCAGGAGTGGTCATTTTGACCCCCAAACTGACCCTCAGGAGTGGTCAGGAGTGACCGAAACCGACCCCTCAGGAGTGGTCAGGAGTGACCGAAACCGACCCCTCAGGAGTGGTCACCGCAGCCGGTCACCGCAGCCGATCACCGCAGCCGATCACCGCAGCTGGTCACTGCTCCCCATCACCGCAGCCGGTCACCGCAGCCGGTCACCGCAGCCGGTCACCGCAGCCGATCACCGCAGCCGATCACCGCAGCCGATCACCCGGGACGACATTTTGGGCCACTTTTCGGTTCCCCATCACCAGATGCCGTTTCCTGGCGTTATACGCCTCGCCTAGCCACTTTGACCGCTTAATCGACCCTTGGGCCTATTTTCACCCTGAAGGGCTTAGAATCGATTTTATGACGATTGGAGCTAGGATCCATTTTGTACACTACTGCCTATGCTCATCACCAACAGATAAGCATCTAATAATGAAACGGTGCTATAAGCAAAATATAGTATACACACGACTTCCCATGAGTAGTAGATTAGAACGGTAGAATAGTAGAATAGATGATTCTAACCTTCTATCCTTCTGACCTACTGATCTATTCTACTATCAGTTCCTGTGTAACTCTTATTTCCCTTTATAGGGGGTTCCATCAACCATTGCTTATATGTTTTATTTTTGGTCAGGGTTTGGGTCAATTTTTTCCGCTCCCCATCACCAGATGCCGTTTCCTGGCGTTATACGCCTCACCTAGCCACTTTGACCGTCTCATTGACCCTTGGGCCTATTTTTGCTCCGAAGGGCTTAGAATCGATTTTATGACGATTGGAGCTAGGATCACTTTTGTACACTAATTTTCCCACTCCTGTCCCTGTCCCCTGTCCCCGACCCGTGACCCCGACCCTGACCCTGACCCGTGACCCGTGACCCGTGACCCGTGACCTGACCCGTGACCTGACCCTATGACTTATTTTCATGACCTCATTCATGACTTATGAACGGATGAACGGATGAAGGGATGAAGGGATGAAGGGATGAACGGATGAACGGATGAAGGGATGAAGGGATGAATGGGTGGGTGGGTGAGTGGATGAGTGGATGAGTGGGTAACTTTAACAGGGCTAAAATATAAGCAATGATTGATGGAACCCCCTATAAGGGGAATAAGACTTATACACGACTTTCCATGAGTAGTAGAGTAGTTCAGTAGAATAGTAGAATAGATCATCCTAATCTTCTATTCTACTGACCTATTCTACTATTAGTTCCCGTGTAACTCTTATTTCCCTTTATAGGGGTACTTATCAACAGTTGCTTATACGTTTCTCCTTCTCTTCCGGTGAGGGGCGCGAAAATTTGCGATCTTGACCCAGATGCCATTTCCTGGCCCTATAAGCCCCGCCTAGCCACTTTGACCGCTTCATTGACCCTTGGGCCTATTTTCGGTCAAAGTGTCTCAGAATCGATTTAATCGCGATTGGAGCTAGGATCACTTTTGTACACTAATTCTCCCTGTGCTGGCTCCGTGTGCTGGCTCCGTGTGCTGGCTCCCTGTTCCGGCTCCCTGTTCCGGCCCCCTGTTCCGGCTCTGTGTTCCGGCTCTGTGTTCCGGCTCCCTGTTCCGGCTCCCTGTTCCGGCTCCCTGTTCCGGCTCCCTGTTCCGGCTCTGTGTTTGACGTGCTGACGTGCTGACGTGTTGACGTGCTGACGTGCTGACGTGCTGACGTGTTGACGTATAAGTGACCATTGATGAATTTTTACAGCCCTATAAAATATTCATCAACAGTTTCTTATACGTTTTCCCTCTCCTCTGGTGAGGGTGCGAATTTTGTCAAGCCAGATGCCATTTCCTGGCCCTATAAGCCCCGCCTAGCCACTTTCACCCCTCACTTGACCCCTACCCCGCCTTTCGGTCAAAGTGGCTCAGAATTGATTTAATCGCGATTGAAGCTAGGATCACTTTTGTACAGCTACTAGCCTATAAGCGCATACTGATGTATCAACACATGGACTCACAAGTACATACTGATGTATCAATGCATAGACATATAAGTATATACTGATGTATCAATGCATAGACATATAAGTGTATACTGATGTATCAATGCATAGACATATAAGTGTATACTGATGTATCAATGCATAGACATATAAGTATATGCTTATGTATCAATGCATAGACATATAAGTATATGCTTATGTATCAATGTATGAATTTTTGTTGACTTGTTAATTTATCAATATGCTAATATATAAGCGCATACTTATATGCATACGCATGGGCATACATTGATTGGTGTTGGGGTTAATTTTAATTTTATTTTTGTCAAAAAACGAGTTTGAAAATCATTTGAGTTCGCATTCTGGAGTTACTATAGTTACTATATCCATATAGTTATCGTTGACCGTTGACCCTGACCCACTTGGCCTGACCTGACCCACTTGGCCTGACCTGACCCACTTGGCCTGACCCTGACCCTGACCCTGACCCTGACCCTGACCCTGACCCTGACCTTTGACCCAACTTTTGACGTGACTTTTCACTTTATTTTTATTTTGACCCTGATTTTTTTTTTTGACCTCTGACCCTTGACCCTCGACCTGACCCTGCCCTGACCCTGGACTCCGACCCTGGACTCCGACCCTGACCCGACCCTGACCGCTGACCCGGACCCCGGACCCCCTTGGACCCGACCCCGGACCCCCGGACTCCGGACCCCCAGCTTTGACCCGACCCTAATTTTGGACCCTCTAAAAAATCTCAAGATAATTTTTAGGCTGAAAAATTATCTGGGTGCCCAGATAATTTTTCACCCACAAACTTTTGTCTCACCTATTGACAAAGTTCCAGCCAAACTCCCGTCTCACTTGTTGACAAATTTCGAGTTTCCCCGGCATTTTTTTCACTGACGGCTTTCATATCAACGCTTGCTTATGCGATGATGTGTTCATGTGTTGATATGTTCATATGCACGCGTGTACATATGTACAGATGTACAAAAGTTTACCTTATGACAGGTCATAAGTTTCGCTTATACTCCCATATTATATTACCCACCATGGCCGGCATCTTTATTTCTTATCGCGCGCGTGACTTTCTTTTTACGAATTCCTTGTCCGGATTTTCAATTTACGAATTTTTTGTCGCGTTTCCCAATTCCGGCTTCCCGATTCCGGCTTCCCAATTCCGGCTTCCCAATTTACGAATTCTTTGTCAGGTTTCCCAATTTGCGAATTCTTTGTCGTGTTTCCCAACTCCGGCTTCCCAACTCCGGCTTCCCAACTCCGGCTTCCCAACTCCGGCTTCCCAATTCCGGCTTCCCGATTCCGGCTTCCCAACTCCGGCTTCCTAATTTACGAATTCTTTGTCAGGTTTCCGGATTCAAGCTAGCTTGATATGTCCGACGGATAATATGTCCGACGGATCATATGTCCGACGGATCATATGTCCGACGGATCATATGTCCGACGGATCATATGTCAGACCGATCATATATCAGACCGATCATATGTCCGACGGATCATATGTCAGACCGATCATATGTCCGACGGATCATATGTCTGTCAGATAATATGTCAGACCGATAATATGTCTGTCAGATAATATGTCAGACCGATCATATGTCTGTCAGATAATATGTCAGACGGATGATATGTCCGACGGATGATATGTCAGACGGATGATATGTCCGACGGATGATATGTCAGACGGATGATATCAACCGTCTGTCATATTACGTCCCCTAATATAGACCACTACTGATGGGAAGGGTTGAACCGATCATATGAACCGTCTGTTATATTACGTTCCCTAATACAAGCGGTTACTGATGGGAAGGGTTGAACGGATCATATGAACCGTCTGTCATATTATATTTTCTAATATAGACCACTACTGATGGGAAGGGTTCAACGGATCATATGAACCGTCTGTCATATTACGTTCCCTAATACAAGCGGTTACTGATGGGAAGGGTTGAACGGATCATATGAACCGTCTGTCATATTATATTCTTTAATATAGACGGTTTTGAATTTGTAAGTAAATTAGACACGATCTAGCCACACGATCTAGCCACACGATCTAGCCACACGATCTAGCCACAGGATCTGTGGGCACGATCTGTGGGCACGATCTGTGGGCAGGATCTGTGGGCACACGATCTGTGGGCAGGATCTAGCCACACGATCTAGCCACACGATCTAGCCACACGATCTAGCCACAGGATCTGTGGGCAGGATCTAGCCACAGGATCTGTGGGCACGATCTGTGGGCAGGATCTGTGGGCACGATCTGTGGGCACACGATCTGTGGGCAGGATCTGTGGGCACGATCTGTGGGCAGGATCTGTGGGCACGATCTGTGGGCACGATCTGTGGGTAGGATCCGACCACACGATTTCCCTAAGTGCGTATCCTGAAACAAGATACGATCAAATCGAAAAAATCTCTCGCCTAGGTTGACAGGCCTACTGAACTACCTTACTATTGTTCGTGTGGCAGTTTTTCTCTCTCAGAGCGAAAGGAGCGATACTGTGATCCTGTTCTCCTACAGAGGCTACGATCTACCCGGACCACTTAAGAATTGGCTTGATGATCCAGAAGAAGGAATGGTGTTCATCGTAGACGGAATTGTCTACGATGATAGGGGTTACCCTATCGCCGAGACGGAAAAAAAGGATACTGCGGATGAATCCTTCGTCTATACCGTCCGCAACTGGGAACCCTCCTACGTCCTATCTACGGATTGCTACTTTGTGTACAACATCCATAGTCGGCGAGTATGGCACTTTCCCGATTGGACGATCGCCTATAGCGTCTCTTTCAACCCTCTCACAAGAAAGTACAAGAAGCTGACCTAGGAGCAATCATGAGCAACACTAACATGAACAACACTACCATGAACAACGACAACACTACCATGAACAACAACACCAACGTTTCTGTAGACCTTAAGATCAGCACCAAGGCAAGCAGGAAGACGCTTGCTACGTCTTCCTTGTATTCTGACGACAATACAAACGTCCGCAATGCAGACAACTACGACCTAACCCCGCTAGTTGATTCGATCCTCACTATTGGGAGGATCACCAATCCGTTGATCGTCGAGGAAACAGAGCATGGCCGATACCTTGTGCTCCAAGGCAATCGGCGGCTTCGCGCGGTTCAGGCGATTCTCGCTCGTGCGGACGTAGATGTCGACACGAAGAAGGAATTGTCGCGTCTCGATTGTGTCGTCTACCCTCCCCTCTCGTCCCTGGAACGCGAGGTTCTCGTCAATGATCATAACAGTCACAAATCCCTAAATCGCGAAGAGACCGTTCGCGTAGTGTGGCGTCTCTACGCCCAAGGGCTATCTTTTGATCAGATAGCCCAGGCTACCTATAACTTGGTAGCCCAGTTTGGGGACTTGAAAAAGGCTAGGGAGTACGAAGCAATCGTTGATGCAGAAAAGCGTCGTTCGTTTTTGAAATCCTGGCTGAACGGAACTTTGGGACAGATGATCTTGGGAGTTTTGTCCTTACCTAAGGACATCCAAGAACAATTCCTGCTGACGTGCCGTCAGCAGGATGGGGGAAAAGTTACCTTGTATGCAAGGGTTGATCGCGCCCGAATCATGGCTCTGAACGCCGCTCTCAAAAAAGGCGGCGAGGCCGAAATGCGAAAGCTATGGGAACAATACCATAGTGTCGATACTGGCGTCAGCCCTAGTACAAAAACCGACCCTCGATGGTCGGTTAAAGAGGCTTCAAAGCGAGCTTCGTTGTTCGCTTCTGATATCGTTCGGGACGTAATCGCCGCTACCATGGGCGATCCCGACTCTGGGTCCAAACTTCCTGCGATTGACTTGGTTCTGTCCAGGAATGAGAAAGTGAAGCATATTCTGCTCGCTTTCTCGCGAGTCTCAACAGAACCCAAACTGACTACTCTACTTACTGCCATCGTTGGCAATGGTGACACACAAGCAGTAACCGATGCTCTGTTGGCGTTTGGACTTCCAATGCCAGAAGAACTTCGTTCGCCTGCTGCTGCTGCTGCTGCGGACAAAGTCGCTTTCTGAACTAGCTTCCTCGGCCTACGCCAAGCGTAGGCCGACCTTTTCGAAAGGAACCATTCTATGGACATGTTCACTTCTGTTGGCTTCGCGATCGTTGGCGTTTGGATCGTCCTAACCGTTTTCGCTTTCTTCGCTTCCCGATTCTGATTCCGATTTCGATTTCGATTTCGATTTCATTCGGACACTTGCCATGAATTGGCAAGTGTCCTTTTTTTGTCACTTGGTCTATTCTCTCATCTGGTTCATCTTCTCATCCGGTTCATCCTCTCATCCGGTTCATCCTCTCACTTGGCCTACCTTCTCACTTGCCACACTTGCCACACTTGGCACACTTGGCATAGTTGGTATAGTTGGCATAGTTGGCATAGTTGGCACACTTGGCACACTTGGCACACTTGCCACACTTGCTCTGTTCTCTCACTTGCTACACTTGCTACACTTGCCACACTTGCTTTGCTGGTCACACTTGCCACACTTCTACGTTCCCTTATCTGTTCGCTACTTCAAACTTCACGCTTCCTTCGTTCCTTTATCTCATATCTATTTCATCTGTCCTTACTTCTCATATCTTTAGATACTTCATCCCTTCCCCTCTGTTCACTTCTAGTCGCTTTGATTCCAAGTGCAGATTCAGTTTCCATTTCTTTGCACTTTGACATATTTCTAGTTGGTCATATAACCGTCCCATCATACGTTCCTCTGCCCATATCTTCACGGCTCACTCGCCTAACACTTTCCATGGCGACACATCCTCTCACTTCTGCTCAAGCACATACACTGATAATTTTTTCTTGTTGGCCGTCGCCAGGATTCGTTGTGCCGATCTGGCTCTCACCATCAGTTTTTCTTCCGGCCGCGCAAATAAATATATAGACACCCACCCACACGCTCGCTTATGAATGACGGTAGGGGTTTTTTATTTGTGGTTAAAACTCTTTGGGCCGAAATTTTTGGCCGACCTCCCCACCCTATATCACAACTATTTTATTTTTCAGACACTGTTTTAGACCCTATATCACAACTATTTTATTTTTCAGACACTGTTTTAGATGCTGTTTCACAACTATTTTTTAGATGCTGTTTCACAACTATTTTTTAGACGCTGTTTCACAACTATTTTATTTTTTAGATGCTGTTTCACAACTATTTTATTTTAGGTGCTGTTTTATTTTTTTTTAAATATTATTTTCAGACACCCTATATCACAACTATTTTATTTTATTTTCACTATTTTAGACGCTGTTCCACATGAGCACACTCATCTATTGACAAGAATATCTATTGATTCAATATAAGAAATATGGTAAAATCAAAGGTGTAAAGTACCCTGTCAACAAATAGGAGAACGCTTTGATATACGTATTGTTGTTTTGCTTACCTATTGAACTCCCGCCACTATTAAAAGGTGAAGTTGGGGAGCCAATAGCTATAAAAGCAAAGACAACCGGAAAAGTAGTCAAATGGGTTGTGATGGATGAGGGTGGCTTATTCATCTTCCCCGTGGAGCTAAAAGATCCACACACTCAAGTTGTCTTTGGTAGGAAAGAAGGTACATATCGTGTCCTAGCTTACACTGAAGGGCCGTCTGATCCAGCTATCTGTAGGGTTCAGATTGGCTCCGCTCCGGCTCCGGCTCCGGCTCCGGCTCCCACACCAGACCCAGAACTCAAAAGAATCTATGACTCGATATCTGAAAGTAACAAATTAGAAAATCTCAAAAAACTAGAAGCCTTATATACTCAAGTCCCCAAATTCGCTAATAAAGTGTCCAACGTTGGTGAACTCCGAACTCTACTAGTGAATGCGTCTCAAACAATGTTACCGGCTGACGCCTTGAAACCTCTCCGACAGAAATTGAGTGAACGTCTGCTTGAAGAATTACCTAGGCAACCATCGGCACCAGTAACCCCGGAAGTTATCAAGGTTTTTGAAAAGTATTCTAAGATACTGAAGGAGTTACAATGAATCTCTTCGGCTATATCAGTGAAGAGGATCGAACTGAGGAACAGAATAATCTCGTCGCCAGTATGATTCCGCCAGAATTATCTATTTCTGGAAATACTGTATACACAAACGTGAATAATGAAAAGAAAATCTGTATCACTGACTTGTGGAAGCACCCGGTAACAGTAGCTGCAAATGGGTTCCCTTACCCTGGAATCCGTCAAGTAACGGGTTCTTGTGTTGGTGCTGGTGGTGGCAATGCAATTGCTAGCTTAGCAATGGCCGACGCTATCATTCGTAAGGAAGCAGAAAACCCCTTGGTTCCTTTCTGGTTGTTACCTTATGGTAGATCCCGATTTTACTTGTACGGTCGTCACACAAGGGGTGATGGCTCTACTGGTGCTACGTTTGCTCGTGCTGTTCGTGAAGACGGCGTCCTTTGGGCAACTAAAGAAGGCTTACCCAAGTTCCAGAATTCAGACGGTCTCGTCTGGGGCAGAGAAACCGAATTGAATTATTCGACCGGTCAGTTTGCTCCGGAAGAGGCTAAAAAATATCTTGTCAAAGATACTGCTCTCTGCCGTGACCATAACGCCGTCCGAGATGCTATCTGTAATTACTATCCTGTGACGTGTGCTTCTCGTTGGGGTGGTAATATGCGTTGTCAGGTTGAGCATGGCGTCCTAATGAATCAACGCACGACAACTTGGTCTCACCAAATGTCTATTCTTGCATGGTGGGAGCATCCGCAACTAGGCGAAATCTTCTGGATACATAACCAGTGGGGCTTGAATGCTCATGGAACTTGTCCTTCAGGACAACCTCAAGGTGGGTTCTGGGTTAGGAAGCAAGAGGTTGACTGGATTTGTCGAGCTGGTGAAACTTTTGCGTTTTCTCAGTACTCGGGATTTCCTGCTCAACAGATTGTTGATTGGTATATTTGAAAAGTATCTTGAAAAGGAGTGTCCCATGCTATTGCAACTGTTGATCAAGTTCGGGCCGACTGTCTTGAAGATCCTAGAGCAACTACTTAAAGAAGGACCAATTACTACACAATTGAGTCCTGAACGTCATGAAGAAAAAATTAAAGAAATTGCTGCCCAGTTGAATGAACTATTCAGGAGTATTCCGTGAATTATCTAGCTGAAGCCTCTATGGTATTAGCTTTGTCTTTGCCGGCTCCGGCTCCGGCTCCCGCTCCGGCTCCGGAACCGGCTCCGGAACCGGCTCCCGCTCCGGCTCCGGCTCCCGTGGCCTATTATAGCGGAAGTTGTTCCGGCGGAAGTTGTTATCCAGTGTATTATCCCTCTAACTATAGTTTCCCAACTCCGATTTATCGGAGGCGATAATGTCGAAGTTCAAACGTGTAGCTTGGGACGATCCTAAAAGGTGCCAAGGGACAGCTAAAAACGGACAGTGCCCTTATGAGTCTGTAGGTGATACGGGCTACTGTATGATGCATGCTCAAGCTGGGAGATTAAAACTAGCAGAACAAAGAGCTGTTAGGAACTTCCAGCTGTCCCAGTGGCAGGCAAGGGTTAATAAGTTTGCTGATAATGATCAAATAAAGTCTCTTCGAGAAGAAATTGGAATTGTTCGATTGTTGCTTGAAAACTTAATGTTGTTATGCCGCGACGAGAATGACTTGCTCCTCAACACTGGGAAGATTGCAGACCTTGTTACACGTTTGGAAAAGTTAGTCGGTACTTGCCATCGCTTAGAACTACAAAATTCTGAATTGTTGAGTAGAAGTGACTTGATCCTGCTGGCTCAACAGATCGTAAATAAAATTTCTGAACACATTACCGACGATCAGGTTATGGAAAAGCTGGGGTTGGAAATTGTGTCAATTGCATTGAAGAAGAGTAATGAAACAGAACTTAGCACAACTGTTAGTTAATCAGATTTCTTCCGGCTTAAGGAAAAAATCTGTAACTTCTTGTAGCAAATGGGCTGAAACTTATCGTGTAATGGGTAAGCCGTATCCCGGTCCCTGGACTTTTAAGTATCACCCTTGGCTAAAAGGTATGCATGATTCTCAGGCAGAAGTCAATGTAGGGCAAAAATGTGCTCAAGTCGGCTTCACTGAGTGGGCGTTGAATACTACATTTTATTTGATTGATGTTCGACGTATTGATTGCTTATATATTTTACCTGCACAAACTCCTGACGCGGGTGACTTTTCTGCTGCTCGGTTTGCCCCTGCTTTGGAAATGTCACCCTACCTTTCCAACCTATTCACAAATGTAGATAACGTAGGTCACAAACGGGCTGGAACCGCGAATCTTTATATTCGTGGTTCCAAATCCCGGTCGGGCCTGAAGTCAATCCCTACCGGAGGGATTATCTTAGACGAGCTAGACGAGATGGATCAAAACAATGTTCCTCTAGCTCTTGAACGAGCCGCTGGCCAGTTGGAAAGGAAAGTATTAGCTATATCCACTCCTACACTACCTAATTATGGCATCAATAAAATGTTTCGTGAAAGCACGATGGAACATTTTTTCTTTACTTGTCCTGGGTGCTCACGACGTACTCAATTAACTTTTCCTGAGTCTCTAGTTATAACTGGTGAGTCACCTACTGACCCTTTACTGATACACAGTCATATTATTTGTAGTCTCTGCAAGAAGAAACTAGATCATAGGACGAAATCGGAATGGTTATCTGACAATGAATGGGTTCCGGCTCATAAAGATCGTTCGTCCAGAGGGTTCTATCTCAATCAACTATACTCGATGACAGTTTCTCCGGTTGACCTAGCTAGAAGTTATCTTAAAGCTCAAACTGACCGGGGTGAAGAGCAAGAATTCTATAACTCTAAAATGGGCTTGGAACACATTGTTGAAGGCTCTTCAATTAATGACTCCGACATTGATTCCTGTATTCATGACTATTTCAAGAGAACAAGTCGGGAACCCAATACTCTCATAACAATGGGTGTTGACGTTGGCAAGTGGCTTCATGTGGAAATTGATGAGTGGAAGTTGCCAGATCACGGTTTCGACGACATAAATACATATGCAATCCCTAAAGTAATATACCAAAATAAGGTATTGAATTTTGAGCAGCTAGATGAATTGATGTATGCCTTCGGTGTGGCTTTCTGTGTCATTGACGCTCACCCGGAACGCCGGTTAGCATTTTCTTTCGCTAGTCGCTTCCGTGGTTATGTGAAGTTATGCTTCTATGGTAACAGCGTGAATGGTAAGCAAATTACAGTAAATAGTGAAGATGAGGAAACGATCACTGTCGATAGAACCTCTTGGATGGATCTCGCTTTGGGTCGATTCCGAACCAACAAAATCATGTTACCTAAAGATATTGACTTCGAGTATCGTGACCAAATAAAAGCACCCGTCCGTATCTACCGTGTAGATAGAAAAGGTAACGCTATAGCTGCATACGTTGAAGGAAATAGGCAAGATCACTATGCCCATGCAAGGACTTATGCTGAGATAGCCCTACCATTTGTAGGCACTATGATGAAACCGCAGAATATCTGGAGTTGATATGCACCCGTTTTACCTACAGTCTCTATCACAGTGGAAGAAATGGAGAGACGTATATTGTGGTGGGGACTATTTCATCCGATCCTACCTTCAGAAATTTTCTGATCGAGAAGGTGACGAAGATTTCAAAAAACGTATGTTGATTAGTTATAATCCTGCCTTTGCTCAGCAAGCGGTGGACGAGGTGAAGAATATCATTATCTCCTCGTTAGTTAATGTGGTAAGGCGTGGTGGCTCTAAAAGTTATCAACATTCAATGGAGCACAATGTTGACTTACATCATTCGTCAATGAACTCTTTCATTGGTAATTGCATCTTGCCTGAGTTGCTACCAATGGGCAAAGTAGGTGTCTATGTGGACATGCCAGAATTATCTGGAAATACTTTGCTTCACACCGACGGTAAGCACCCTTATCTCTATGTGTACACTGCCGAGCAAATACATTCCTGGGAGTATGACTACAGGAAGTCTACTTTCACTCACGTTTTGCTAAGTGAAAATACGTTTGACTACAAAGATGGATTACCTGTAGGTGTCAAACAACAATCACGGCGAATGTGGCTGACTGAACTGGGAGTCATGGTTCAGATTGAAGAAGAAGAACCTAGGTTGATAGATATACCTGAGATCCCGTTCTACGTTTGTGACTTAGGAACGTCTTTGTTGCGTAATGTAGATAATTATCAAATTGCTCTACTCAACATGGCATCAGCAGATGTTGCTTACTCCCTTTCGTCAAACTTTCCATTCTATACGGAACAATATGATTTTCGTGCAAATTCTCTACATTTGAAGCCGTTAGAAGAGGAAGTGGCTACTGGTACTAATCGTGGTAGGAGATACCCTCAGGGGATGGACCGGCCAGGGTTCATTCACCCCAGTCCAGAACCGCTCAGGGCCTCGATGGAAAAGCAAGAACAACTCAAGCGAGAAATTCGTGAGTTGGTCTTTACTAATGTAGAGTCTTTATCGAACTCAGTAGAGACCGGGATTTTATCTATAGTTACCAAGTTAGAATCAATGGAACGGGCAATATCTCGCTATTGGTCGATGTATGAAAATGAAGCTCCAGCGTCTGTATTCTACCCGACCAGTGTTACATTGAAGCGGACAACTGACCGGATTGAAGAGGCAAAACAATTAGCTGATATTGCTGTCAAGATTCCTAGTTCGACTTTCCAGAAACAAGCAATGATTCAAGTTTGCAAACTACTTATTGGTAGAGATATTAAGTTGGAAGAGATGGAAGAGATTGAAAAAGAAATTCTTGAAGCCAAAGCTGGCACAAGTGACCCGTCAACGGTTTCTAGAGCGGTGGAAAACGGTTACCTTGACCTTGCATTGGCTGCTGAGTTAATGGGCTATCCTAAAGATACTATAGATAAAGCGGCGGTGGAGCATGCGGAACGTCTTTCTCGCATTGCGCAAGCTCAGGGAGTCCATCTTACGAACCCTGCCGCAAGGGGTCTTAAAGATCTCGGCGGAGATGCGAAGCAAGAGAAACAACAAGTATATGACACCAATACAGAACCAGGTCGGCAGGTAAGAGGAGAAGGTGATGCTAGCGGATCGAGTTAGACAAACAACTACGACCACTGGCACTGGAACAATTAGTTTTGATACAGTAATTCCTGATGGTGCTAGAGGTTTTGTTTCAGCAATTGGCAGTGGGAACCCTTGCTATTATTGTATAGCCCACCAAAGTGCAAACGAGTGGGAAGTTGGGTTGGGCACAGTGACTTCAGGTTCTCCAGATACTTTATCACGAACTACAGTATATAGTAGCTCAAACAATAATAACTTAGTTACCTTTTCTGCCGGTATCAAAGATGTGTTCACTACGCCAAACGTGTCTATACATTATCCGTTGATAGTTTCCGGTACTGCTATCATTTGGCGTAACCAAACTATTGGTGGCTCCACAGCTGGCGGTACTCGGGGAGCTTATGCGGTTGACCTGCAAGGGGAACGTAATAACTCTAACCAGGTAGCTAGCGGTGATTATAGCGTCATTTGTGGTGGTGCTAGGAACCGAGCTACAAACGATTTTGCCGTATGCTTAGGTGGGTTTGCTAACCTGGCAAGCGGTAAGCATTCCGTAGCAGCTGGGAATGGTAGCACTGCCAGTGGTGACTACACTTTCGTCCATGGGTCAAGCAGTTCTACTGCAAGTGGTAATTATTCTTTCGCTTGTGGTAATAATGCCGTTGCATCTGGTCTTCATTCGTTCGCTGTCGGTACTAATGTTACTGCTAGCGGTAATTATAGTATGGCTCAAGGGAGTGGTGTTACCGCATCGGGCTTACATTCTATTGTATTAGGCTCAAACACTTGTACTGCATCTGCACCCTATTCAATGATTCTTGCATCCAACAATGCTTTGGCAAACAAGTATGGTCAGATAGCTAGAGCTAGTGGACAATTTAGCTCAGCCGGAGATGCTCAGCATTCTGATTTTATCTTAAGAACTGTTACGAGTAACGCCACACCTACAGAGTTATTTCTCGATGGCTCTAGTGAGGTATTGACTATAGATTCAGGCTCTTTGTGGGCGTTTGATATTTTAGTTTGTGCAAGACGAGTAGGTACGGATCAAAATGCAGCATATCATTTTTATGGTGCTGTCACAAGTTCTGGTATTCTTGGTACTCCGGTTAAAACCGTAGTATATGAAGATAATTCTGCTTGGGACTTCTCGGTTGACTTCACAAGTGGCAGGTTAAGGTTGCAGGCTACTGGGGCCGCTTCTACTACAATACGTTGGGTAGCCAATGTCAAAACAGTGGAGGTGAAGACATGATCTTTGATCGTGTTATTGAGGCTTCAACCTCAACTGGCACCGGGACAATTACACTCGATGGTGCTTTTGGAGCATATTTTACTTTTAACTCTGTTTTCACATCAGGCTCTAAAGTCTATTATTGTATAGAGTTTGGGACCGAGTGGGAAACCGGAGAGGGTACTTTCACCTCTCCCGATCAGTTATCTAGAGATACTGTTTTGAGTAGTTCAAACTCGAACTCTCTAGTTAATTTTTCTTCAGGGACTAAAAGAGTCTTCTGCTACGCTCCGAGTCAAAAGGGTATTTTTCTCCGCTATGACGGGACTGCTATTCGACCAACAATACCTTTGGATTCAACCGGTAATTATAGCGTTGACCTTCAGCTGAAGAAAAATAATACAACCCGCATCCCTCTAAGTGAACGATCTGTTTGCATAGGAGGAGCTGATAATACGGTGGATCGTGGCGGTACAGCAATTGGTTGCGAAAATATTAATAGAACTCAAACTACTGTGTCTCAATATGCTTTATATATGAGTGGTAGATTAACTTCTACTTCTGCAACAGGCGTATATATAGGCTTTCCCGGTAAAGTAACCGCTTATAGTACATCTAACTTTACTATGGGTGATGACGTTGGACCTATAACTAACGGTTTTAATTTTGGTAAAAATCAAAGTCCTTCTTTGCTTAGTTTTTTGTTTGGTGATTCTAATAGTATAAATGGTTCATCCACCATAACTGTTGGTAGCAATTGTAGTTCAGGTGCAGCAAATGCCTTAACTTGGGGTGTAGGTAGTACAACTAATTTATCCGCAAGAATGATTAGGTCACTTGGTGGTTTTGCTGCAAACAATGACAACAGATATGCTTATACCCTTTTTCGCGGCACTACCACTAATGCAACTCCTCTTGTTCTGTTAGCTGGTGGTACTGGTACTTTTGCCCCTGCAAACAATAATCTCTATTATGTTAATGCACAAGTTATTAGTCGGTCTACAACTGGTGACAATGCAATATTTTTCTTTAAGTTTGTTATCCGGAGAAACACAACAAACGCTTCTTTAGCTATTTTAGGAACATCAAGTAAAGAAATCTATCATAGAGATGTTGCTTCCTGGGACGCTGATATTAATGTGGATACTTCAAACGGTCGATTCGGTATTCAAGTAACAGGCGCTGCGTCAACTACGATTCGTTGGGTTGCTATTTATAGGGCTATAGAGGTGAATACATGATTTATTTTATGGCTGGACTCCCTCGTTCAGGGTCAACGCTATTATCAGCCTACTTGAATTCGGTAATCCCAGTTACGCCAACAAACGGCCTGTCACAATTAATTTTCGACATTCGGGAAAAGTGGACTGCTAACACAAACTTTCAAGCACAAGGGTATAGTTCAGTTGTACCCAAACTTAAAGAAGGGATTAAAGGTTTTATTTCATCTTTTCATGGTGGTAAAACTGTAATAGATAAGTCTAGGACATGGATAAAGTGTTATGAGCTTCTTCTAGATCTATATGGTTCGGATCTAAAGATAATTTTTCCCATGCGTGACTTGAAAGAAATTGTTGCAAGTTTTGAAAGGTTGAGGTTACAAAATCCATGGACTCATCAATTCTCAGGCAATACAATCTTTGAGCGTGCTAAAAATCTCTTAGAGCCTGACGGTATGATCGGTTCTATATTAGGCAAACTAAATGAGTGTCGCTACGGTATTATTCCTGTTCATTATAGAGAGATACTTTCTGATCCAAAAGCAGCCGCATATAATGTTTTAAAGAAAATGAATATACCGTTTGACGATATCACTTATTGTAACAATTATGACTTCTCAAAGGATCTAGATACGTTTGGGGTGACTTTGCATGAACTACAACCTGAAGCTAGACGGTCCCCGCCTTGGCAGTCTGTTCTTCCGTTAGAAATAGGTGAATTCATAGATCAATATGGAGTTATATAAATGAGCTTTTCTGGAATTGGTTTTGATCCACTAGCATCAATTCCTGAAGTTTCTAGTAATTTTGAGAATAATATTTCTCTATCCGGCACCAGTGACTTTGCTAGGTCTGCAAATGTTAATTATTCTCTATCCAAAGATCTAGATTGTTTTTCGGAAATACAAGTAGCACTCCCTTTCTACGATGAAGAAATATCTTTTGATACTTCTGTTGACTTTGAATCTTTGCTAGGACTACTTATACAAACTACAAGAACGTTTTCATCTTCTAGTCTTGTAGAGTCTCTTGGTGGGCTATCGTTCAATAACTCTCGACAACTTGCTGTATTATCAACTATCAGTAGGCTGTCTGGGTTTGGCTACTTTCGTGACTTGACAATAGATGCTTCTTGTGACTTTGATTCAAGTTTCATCTACACTATAAATACAGCTTTATCATTAGATGGTGAGTCTGATATTTCTAGTGGGGAAGGCTACGCTGCCAATACAAATTTTAGTTTGACAGGAACTAGTGACTTTGATTTTGTTTCTACTCAAGACCAGTTTGGGAGTAGAACTCTGAGTGCTGGTTGTATAATTCTTGTAGAAAACTTGTTTGACTTCCTTATTGTAGAAAATGTATTTTCAGGTATTGACTCTGTTGAACATCGACAAACAGGAAATTCTGACTCTAACGAAGCATTGAGTTATTTCTTCACATCGACAAATTGTGTATTTTCTAGAACAGTAACTGACACACTGACTATTCAACAAGTGGTAGTAGGTAAGAGACTAACAGGGTTCTTTACTCAATCACTCTCGATCATACAATCTGTACTGTTACAAATGGCTAGAAACCGATCAATAATTCAACAATTGACTTTGACAGACTTGACTATAGCTACGAGGGAAATTGTTAACGATTTAATTATGATTGACAGTATTGATTTTGTCCGAACTAAAAATATTAATATTCTTCAAACACTAACACTGTCACAAAACAATGTTTCTGAAACCAAGTTCAATCGAGTAATCATTCAAACGCTAGAGCTAGAGTTAGATAGACTGATTCGCCTACCGTTTGAATACTATAATACACCGATACAATTTGCACTCAAGCCAAAGAAGTGTCTAGTTATCTTGAGTGTGCCAGGAAGATCAATAGTGTTACCTTGTCCGTTGTTTGGTGATTCGGAAGCTAATACAGGGTCTATGACCATTAAAAGATCTATAACCGGTCAGACTTGGACGTATGTTAAAAGGTCCAGAACAAACACACTGAATTATACTTTTAATCTTTGGTCTGAAAAATGGTACGAACTACGAGATTTTATCTTGAATTACAACGATCAAATGATTAGAATGCATAACTGGAAAGGGGAAACTTGGCTTACTTATTTGACCAACAACCCGATAGAAAGTACGGCTGACGAAAGACAAGCTCCAAGAGGGGAAAAATACACCGTAAGACTACAATTTGAAGGGGTCAAAATCAATGGATAGTCTAGCTAGTACAAAGTATGATGTTGAATGCTATGACTCTAACGGTAATTTGAAGTGGCAAGACTCGTTTCATAACCTGGTAGTTACTGCTGGCTTGAACCATCTTTTAGATGCTACGTTCAAAACAGGTGTATCAACCCCTTTGTGGTACGTTGGGTTAAAAGGTAGTGGAACAGTTTTAGCTACAGATACGATGGCTTCTCACAGTACATGGAGTGAACTAGTTCCATACTCTAACAGTAATAGACCTGCATTTAACCCAGGCACTATTTCTGGTGGTGCAGTAGACAACTCAGCAAATAAAGCTGTGTTTGACATCAATGCAACTGCTACTATTTTTGGATGTTTTCTAACAAACAATAATACCAAATCAGGTACAACAGGTATTCTTTATGGAGGAGGTGACTTTGCTTCTAGTCGTAGTGTTGCAAACGGTGACACTTTATCTATAACTGTTACACTAACCCAGGCAGCAGTATGATATCGATTGAATTGGGTGAAGTTAAGGAAATTATCTTTAACGTCTTGAATGCTGCTAATCAACCCGCTCTGGGCGAAGAAGGTAATTTTCCTGAATTGATGATCAACAGTGGATCTTGGACAACTAACGGACTTTCACCTTTAATATCTTTAGGATTCGGTCGCTATGTTTCTATGCTCAATACTAACTTGCTTCCTCTTCAAAATGGGGATGTTATTCAAGTAAGGTACAAAGGTGTTAGTTCACTAGAAACTTTTCCAATTTCCTTTATCATTGGTTCACAACTTTCTGGCAATACCAGCATTGATTATTATGGTACTCTGCAAGAGGCAAATATTTTCTTTGCAAATAAATTAAATGCTGAGCCGTGGAACCAAGCAACATCTAAAGATAAAATTTCAGCTTTGATCACAGCTACCCAACTTATTGATCGTTTGTCTTTTATATCTTCCAAAGAAAATCCTCTACAACCACTTGAGTTTCCTAGAAAAAATATAGGAATGCCTGATGGGATTAAAGCAGCTACTTGGCATATTGCAATTATGTTACTAGACGGCTATGATCCTGAAATAGAAGCAGAAAAATTAATGACTGAAATGAATAAGTATTCATCAGTACAAAGCTATTATGAGAGGGACTTCATCCCAGATTATAAAGTTGCTGGGATACCCTCGGCAGTCGCCTGGGGATACCTTAGACCTTATCTAAGGGACGCAAGAGAGATATCTTTATCTCGGATAGGTTAGTGTATGCTAATGAAGCCAGCATTTAAGGTTTGGAAATCTTATTTCAATGACAACGAACAGCCGGTTGAATCATCGCCGCCTGAAGAGAAAAAACTATTCACTCAAGAACAAGTGAATAGCTTTCTTGCAGAAGAAAAGCGAAAATTAAAGAAACAAACTGAGCAACAGATTGCTCAACTGGAAGAGTTGAAGCAAAGTAAAAGTCTATCAGACAAAGAAAAGGCGGATTTGCAAGCAAAGATTGAAGAGCTTACTAACCTATCACTAACTAAAGAACAGCTTGCAGAGAAAGAAAAGAAAAAATTAACTGAAGAATATTCTAAAACAATCAGCAATCTTAATTCAGAATTAGAAAATTGGAAAAACTTATTTGCTACAAGTACTATTGAACGAGCTATTATGGATGAAGCTATTCGTAATGAGGCTTTTAACCCTGCTCAAATTGTTGCTTTACTCAAGCCAGCTACTCGGCTAGCCGAGGTGACGGATAATGAAGGAAACCCTATTCCCGGACAGTTTGTGGCAAGGATCAAATTCCCTGATACAGACAAAGAAGGGAAGCCTATTACTCTTGATCTCACGGTTCAAGAGGCTTTGAAACGGATGAAAGAGCAAACCGAATATTACGGCAACCTCTTTAAGTCCGGCTTGACAGGTGGTATTGGCGGTACGAATGATCGTACCACTAATAATCTTGATGTGTCTAAAATGACGCATGAAGAATATCTCAAGTTCCGTAAGAAATTGAAAGGTTTGCGATGAAGAAGAAAATCTTTAAGGGTTTCTATAACAATAGCCTCGATGCCTATGTCCCAGAATTGTGGGCTAATGAAGCAATTGCTCTGCTTTATGAAAACTGCATCATGGGTAATTTGGTACATCGAGATTTTGACTCTAGCGTTTCCCGATTTGGAGATATTGTTAACACTCGACAACCAGTTAAGTTTCTAGCTAAGCGTAAAACAATTAATGATGATGTCGTTGTTCAAAACGCTGAAGCTGTTAATGTTCCAGTAAAGTTGGACCAGTTCGTTCATACTTCATTCATGATTCGAGACGGTGAAGAAAGCTACTCTTTCCAAGATCTTGTTTCAATTTATCTTGAACCGGCTGTTATGAGTTTGGTCAAGCACTTAGATTCTATCTTGCTTGGCCAATATCCACATTTTCTGCGTAATGCCTACGGTACGCTCAACGGGCTAACTTCTAGCAATGTTCGTGATCGTATCCTAGGTGTTCGCGGAATCATGAATGACAATTTAGCATTCATGGATAACCGTAACTTGGTTTGGAACAGTCGTTGCGAAACTATCGTTCTTGCTGACCCGAACTTTACTAATGCAGAAAGTGTTGGTGATAACGGTGAGGCATTCAAACTTGGTTTGATCGGAACCAAGTTTGGCTTTACCCATTATCTAGATCAAAATACTCCTGACGTTGCTGCTGGTAGCACAACTGCCGGTGGTGCAATCAATAATGCTGGTGGTTATCCAAAAGGTACTACCAACATCACTGTTAACGGCATCACTGGTTTGGTTGGTGTCAACACTTGGATTACAATTGCCGGAGATATGACTCCACAACGGGTTGTGTCTCAGACTCCAACTCTGGGCAATACAACCAGTATGGTTATTTCTCCAGGGTTGCGTAATCCTGTTCTTGATAATGCTGTTATCACAAGATACACCCCGGGTGCAGTGAACAATGCTTCGGGATATCCTGCTGGTTACAGCAAAGAAATTACAGTTTCTGGTTTCTCGGTTGCTCCGCGAGTTGGTCAGCTTGTTACTTTCGGGACTACTAGCACGGACGAAGTGTATAGTATCCTAGAAGCAACAACTACGAGCATCCTTTTGGATCGTCCGTTGGAAACTGCTCTAGTCAACAATGCAGCTGTCAATATTGGCCCAGCCGGAGGCTATAATCTTGCGTTCCATCGGAACGCAATGGCTCTGGTTGTTCGTCCTCTCGCCCCGGTTCGCCCCGGAACGGGTGCTGTTAGTGCGGTTGTGAATGCTAATGGCTACTCCATGCGAGTAACCATGAGTTACAACGGCACCAAACAGGGTACTCTAGTAACTTTGGATATGCTTTGTGGCGTCAAAGTTCTAGATACTGATCTTGGAGCCGTACTCTTGGGGTGAGATGCTAACAATAATTTTGTGTTGCTATATTCTGTTAATCCTAGTGTATGAACCACATAAGTTATCTAAAGTTAGAGTTGCTGTTCTGTTCAACTCCTTACAATTCATGGTGTTGATTCAGTTCGGCAACTCTGAATTAGGTATAACTATGTCAGGGCTAGTAGTTTTTATACTAGCTATGGTGTACAAATACCTTATTCTTGTTGACCCAAAAGTGAATTCGGAGATTAATAAGTTGAAAGAGGTGATAGCCTCTAGAGACTTGGAAATAGATAATTTAAAAAATCAGCTTAGTGATAAGCTGGCTCCGCAACCTTTGAAAGGCAACACAAAGGAACTTCTGGAGCAAGTAGCTTTGCTCCAGAACTATATAAGGAGCATGGAATGAATGTGTCAGAATGGCTTCCTGCAATTGGTAGTGGTGCCGCTTCTCTGGTAGTCATGTTTTATTTTCTCGATTATATCCGACACCGGGATAACGAGATGAAGCAAATAGTAGATAGAATTGATTCTATCACTAAAGCAAACCAAACCTATCTGGATAACTGGAAAACAGAATTCTTGACTGAAGTGAGAGCTGCTAGACTTCAAAATCAAGAGATTGTCAACTCTTTGTTGGCAGTTAATCGAGAAACTGTTGCAGCGGTCTCTGTCTTGGCAGAGAAAGTTGGAAACATTACTCAAGAAGTTGAAAAACTTCGGGAGAAGCTAAAATGAACCATACTCGATTTCTTCGTGTCCAACTATACACGTTGATGAGAGAGTATGGGTGGCCAATAGCTCTGTATGAGCGGGTGGTTAACCAGTCAAACTTGTTGACTGGTGAGAAGGATGTTACTCGAATTGTCCACAATATAAGACGTGCTGTTGTGCTGCCGGTAAAATTTGAGTCAGTCGCTTTTTACTCGGCAGCATATTTGAAGTTTGCTAGAGATTTTGCGTACGGTGGTCATCAAGAAACAGAAACCAAACGCTTTATCATTTATGGTAAAGATCTACCTAAAGACACCTTTATTGAACCAGATCACTTTATAGTGTATAAAGAGAAACGGTTTGAGATAAAATATGTTGAGCAACTGGAAGATAAGATAGGTTATCAAATAATAGCCGTTCATTTGGTTGGAGGCAATCCAGAACAGATTTTACAAAAAACTATTATTGACACCTTAAGAATTACAGAAAGGAACAATTATGGACCCTAATTGGTCGCGATGGATATTCTCATCAACCAGCCAATACTTCAAAACTAGACTTAATAGTGAGATTGCGTTCTTTGTTGAAGGTGAAGATCAAGGGATTAATAACCTTAAAAACTATGTTGAGTTCCGGTTGAATGGACCAAACATATACACTCTAAGCGGATACTACAAATTACACCTAACTATCAATATACTTGTTTGTGTCAATCAAGATAGTAAAAATATTTTAGGTATTCATCGTTATTCAGGATTGGTAGCATCAACATTCCCAAAAGCTATACCGATCTATAACTATGATACCGACCCACCTACATTCGTAGGGTGCCTACAGTTGACGAGAAAAGATAAAAGAGAAGTAGATATATCTCATATTGGCCAACTCACGCCTGACATGAAACAGATGCAAGCTATTGTTCAGGCACCTTATGTGATGTATCTTGAGATAGGAGACAGCTATGGCACAAATTGATATCAAAAACTGCGATGTGTATATTCGTGACGGCTATACTGGGCCTAGTGGTGCCGCCAATGCAGCTGTAGACAATACAGGTGGGTATTCGATCGGCACCACACAAATGACTGTTGATGGGATTACCGGTAGCCTTACAGTTGGTGATCTATTTCGTGTAGGGACATCGCGGCATCGCTACCGTGTAACTGCACAAACTCTCAACTTAGGTAATACAGTTTCTGTTACTTTTACTCCAGGATTGAAAGTTGCCGCTGCCGATAATGATCCACTTACTTTTGTCCCACATTATCTTAAAGTAAGAGTTGGTGAAGGTAATGTTACTTGGACGGAAAAGCGACCGGTGGTCTATGTCAAGGATCGAGGGTTGCTTGACACTGTCCGAGAAGGTGACCAAGAACCTGTAGAAGTCAAACTAGATATGACTTGGGAGTTTTTAACTGCCGATACTGGTGAACCACCAACTGTTGAGGACGCTATGAAACGGCGGGGTGAAGCTGCTGACTGGGTTACAAGCTCAGCCGATCCTTGCGAACCTTATGCTGTCGATATTGTTATTGAATATGTTCCTCCTTGTACTGGCACTAAGATGGAAATTTATACTTTGCATGATTTCCGTTGGGAAGAGTTGGCACAGGATTTGTCAGCTGGTACTATTTCAGTATCAGGTAAGTGTAACGTAGTTTCAGCAGATGTCACACGAGTCAATCAATGAAAATTAACGGTCGAAAAATTCACGGAGCTAATGTTGAATACGTTGTTCTCCCTCGCCCGGATGGAGATCTCGTATTCAAAGCAACAGCAATTTTGGATAAAGATACTTTTCACAAACTTTGTCCAGATCCTGAGCCGCCGAAGAAAATGTTACCCGGCGGGAAAACTGTTGATGACTACAGTGATTCTGATTATCTTGAGTCTGTAGCTGTTAAGAAGAAAAGAAGTTGGAGCTTTACTTTTCTTGAAACTTATAAGTACACTGAAGGGCTTGAGTGGGAAACTGTTGATCTTAACTCTCCTGACACTTGGGACAATTTTGAAAAAGAATTAAGAGACTCTGGCATCACTGAAGGTGAGCTAGCTCGATTATATAATGCTATGCTTTCTGTGAACGGTTTGGATCAAGAAAAATTGGATGAGGCTCGGGACCGTTTTTTACGAACTCTGTCGCAGGCTCAAGAAAAATAATTCTGCCTACTGGTAGGACAGAATTATATGCCGTGTGGCGAGCTTGTGAAAGATTCGCTCTGTTGCCTCCTGGGGTCAGGCAAAAGTGGGATGACAACTCAGTTATGACTCAAGCTGAGTTGTTATCTTACGATCAAATTCGACAAATGGAGGAGATAGATGCGATTATCGCTGGAAGCATTAATAGACGTTGGTGACACTAAAAGATTTAAAACCATGGTAAGTGATTTTATTGGCGTTCATATGAGAAACGCATATAGAATATTTTTAGATGTAGGGCTTGCGAATACACCTATACGAACAGGCTTTCTTCGAGGATCATTTAGGGAAGTTGCGAGACGTTATACTAATAACCAATTTTACGTCCCTATATATAAAGGCAATATATACTACTATCATGTAAGGAAGCAGCGAACATTGAAAACCCCAACTTCTGGTACACAATTCGTCAATACTGATCCTTTCTATACAGTAGGGGAGTTTGGTAGTGGATTTATGATTAATAACGAGATTCGCTATGTTCACATAATTCAGGAAAACTTGAGCAGAGGATTGGAAGAAGCAAAGAAATTTCTAGAGGAAGAATCGCCTAAGCGGTTTCCTAAAATGGCTGGTGTACTTGGTACAGCTAGAATTGTCAACAACCGAGTAGTTTCTGAGACTCAAGGTAGTTACGAAGAAATTATTCGTGAGATAGAAATTTCTTTCAGGAGATAAAATGAGTACAGTTCAGCTAGGCTTTGACCTTGCACCAAATGCCAAACAGGCTGCACAAACATTTCTTGAAACGCTGATGCAGCAAAAGAAAAATATTCTTGATTTAGGTGCCGCTGTTGTTAGTTTCAATAAAAGTGGTGAAGCAGTAGCTGCAACATACAAACAAATGAGCAGTGAAGGAATCAAATTCACTGCGGTCTTAAATAAAACTAAAGAAAAGTTAGAAGTAGTTAAAGCTACAGTTAATACTACAGCTGCTGCTATGCAGAAGTTAAAAGAAGCTAAGAAAGAGGCTTTGAAATCAGAAGCTAATGTTGCTATCAAGGGCATAACTGAGGTTCAAAACTTTTCACCAATATCTATTTCTCAAGCTAACAGTATTGAAGCATCGTTGAAAAGAGTTAGAGACTCAATTGAGTCTGGAAAAGTATCTTTAAAACGCTTTCAAGAACTGTATGCTCAGATAAGTACAAACCCTAAATCACTGATCCCTAATTTAACTAGTGAAGAGTCTTCCTTAGTTGCTTCTCTAAGGAGGATAGTAACAGCTACTAAAGAAGTCAATAAAGAAGTTAGTAATGAAGCAGAAAAAACTAAAGCGAAACTAAAAGACGTACTTACTTCTCAGAATCAAGAAATAAGCCTATTTGCTGGGAAGATTGGAACTTTACTTAGCAACTCTCTAGCGTCTTTTGTTGGAAATATAACTTCTAGAGGGGTCACAGCATTAATTGGTGAATTATCTCAAAGTATAAATGCTGCAAAAGAATACTCTATAGCGATTGCTAGAGTAGAAACTATTTCACAAAAGGTTTCTCTATCTACAGACCGTTGGGCAAGTTCTCTCCGAGCTATATCTTCCTCTTTCGGCTTTTCACAAATAGATACTGCAAACGCTGCCTATGTAACTTTAAGTAACCAAGTCGCCAAAGGTGCTGACGTATTTCAATTTCTAGAAAAGTCATCTAAGTTTGCTTTAGCTTCAGTATCTACTTTGACTGACGCTGTTAACTTGGGTTCGTCAGCGTTGAAGGCATTTAATTTACCTGTTTCAAGTGCAGAAAGAGTATTTGCTTCATTCTTCAAAACAATTGAATTAGGTCGAATCAAAGCTAGCGACATTGCAAATACTTTTGGTCGAGTTGCTGCTACTGCAAATCAAGTTGGTGTATCTCTTGATGAAGTCAATGCCGCTCTTGCTACTATCACTATTCGTGGTATTCTTCCAGCAGAAGCAATGACTCTTGTTAACAATATTATGCTGAAACTGATTCGTCCTACAGACGAAATGAAATCTTTGTTGGAAGAGTGGGGCGTTGCTAGTGGTACAGCTGCTGTTGCTACTTTTGGTTTTTCTGGTGTATTGAAAAGACTTGAGATTGAAGCACAAAAAGGTAGTACAAGACTCGGTGATCTCTTTAACCAAATTCGAGCAGTTCGAGGTGCTTTTAGCCTTTCTGGCTCAGCTTTCGGTGACTTCACCGCTAATCTAGAAGAAATTAGAAATGCAAAAGTTACTTATGATAATGCTGCTGAAATTGTTACTAAAAGTTTTGGTCAAAGATTTGAAATCGAAATGAATAAGGTAAAAGTATATTTTACAGAAGAGTTCGGTGACTCTATAATTAGAAGTATTGTAAGAATCAGTGATGCGTTTGGTGGGCTAGATAATATTGTAAGAAACGTAGTTAATATACTATTCAGTATAGGCAAAGTCGGTATAACAGTCGGCGCTTCTTTCACTGCATTGAACACAGTGTTCGGTGCCTATAATTCTATTCTTGCTTTAACAGCTGCTCGTTCTGCTGTAGCAGCGGCTCAAACAAATGCTTTGTCAACAGCAACAGATATAGCTGCTGCCAAAGCTGCCGCTGCTAGGGCAGCATGGACACTTTATCTTGGGGCTTTTGGTGTCGGTTTTGCAGTAGGGGAAGTCTTAAGGCTTAGTGGCGCGTTAGAAACTCTCCAGGAAAAAGCAGAAAGAATTAAGAAAGGTATTGAGTCTCGGGGTAAGGAAACAGAAATAAAATTTGGTCGAGATGCTGCTAAAGATCCAGAAACTATTGCTGCAAACGATGTTACGGAAGTTATCCGAAGAAATTTTGAATCCCGGTTCCAACTAGCTTTAACCTATTATTCTCAGCAACAGCGTCTCGCAACAGAAGTAAGAAACCGATCAATACAAAATTTGAATGACGTTACTGAAGCTACTAAGGTTTCTGCTTCAAGCTACACCGATCTTGTCAATAAAAAATTGTCTGAACTCCGGCGAGTCAGCATAGAAAGTCAAGAAATTATCCGTGGTAGTGCTAAAGCGATCGAAGGACTTGATAGACAAATTGGTAGTGATCTATTTGGTAAGAGACTACAATTTGCTTCAGAAGGTTTTATCAACGAACAAGGGTTGGTTTTTGGTGAGCAGAAAACCGCTATCATTAAAGAAAGAATTATATCTCTTCAAAAACTAGCTAGAGAAAAGTTTGCTGAAGGATCTAGAGAGTCTGTTGAGGATGCTCGACGAATATATGATGAGATTCGTCAGCAACAAACATCCTTGTTTGAAGCAGAAGTTGCTATAAGAAAGCGAGAGTTCCAAGAAAAAGTAAGACGCGGGGCAGTGATGCCTACATCTACTTTCTTTGATCCAGTGACTGGCCAGCTACAAAAACGGTATGAACTGGCTGTAGACACCGGAGAGTTGGAACGAAGGCTACTTTCAGTTAAAAATCAGCAGATACAAGCTGAACGTCGTTTGCAAGAGATTCAGGAAGAACGTAGGAAGAGTGCTGAAGAAGAGGAACTTCGTGAACGATCTAAGCTAAAAGCGGTGCAAGAAGCATTTGCTGCAATACAAAAATTAAGTTTTGTTGACAAGGACATGAATGTCCCTGAGATATATAAGAAAGATCCTTCTCGGCTCCTAGCAGACTTTGATAGACAAGCAGAAATCATTCGTAAAAATACTAGTGACGTAGATATTGCTACAGCTGCTCAGGTATCTAACACAATTTTTACTCAAAGAAAAGCGCTGGAGCAACAAATTAGTGCATTCTCGATTGAAAATAAAATTAAAGAAGAAGCTCAGAAACTAGAAATTGCAAAGAAATATTCTCAGGATCAAATTACGTTTGCTAAAGAAAGGTTTGACGAAGGTAACGCTCAAATAACTCAACGAGCGACTGAACTACAGAAAACGCTTGATTCAATTTTAACTTTAGATACTAAAAAAATTGAACCAGGATTCTCACCTGAAGACAGAAACTTGAATTGGAGAGTACGCAAACAAGAAACCGAAAGACAAGTTGAAAATGTTAAAAAATTAGGTGCAGAATTTCAACAGGCAGTTGTTGATTTCAACACTGATCGCAGCGTAGAAAATCTTAAAAGACTCAAAGAGGCATACCTTGATTTTACTTTGAACTATGAAAAGTATGCCAAACGTGTTAATCAAGTAGTTCCAGATGATCAAGCACAGCGAATACAAGACCTCCTTAATCAGGTTGAAAGACTAGAAGCCTCTTTCCAAACTAGAAGTATAGGACTCCAAGGTTTGCTAGATGTTGAGCAAGCAGGGAAAAATATTGGTGCTGCCCTAGACAATATCCCACAAAGGTTCCAACTACTTGCTGAGGCAGCAGGTAACAGTGCTCCTCTTGCTGCTCAAAATATCAATACAATCACTGCATCTGCTTCTGAACTAATTACTAATCTCGATATCGCTATACAAAAACTTAATCAACTAAAAACTGATCTACCACCAATACGCTCTGAGAGAGCGGAGGGTAAATTCTTTGGTGGGCAAATGTCGTTTGTGCCTAGGGGCAGTGATAATGTGCCAGCAATGATTAATAAAAATGAGTTCATTGTAACTAGTGAAGCAACTAAAAGATTTGCCCCAATACTTCGTGCTATGAATAATTTGTCACCAGAGCTAACAAGCCGTGGTGGCTCAATAACAAACATTGGTGATGTGAACGTAACTGTCAACGGTGGAAGTAATAGTCAGCAAACCATAAGAGAAATCGGAAAGGGTTTGCGTCGGGAACTCAAACGAGGGACAATGAAATGGGACTAGAACTCAAAGGTCAATTTTCTGTCGATCATATTCGGGATGGCAAACTTCTAAATAGATATCAATTTAACAACGGTATTGTTAATGAAGGTAAGCTACGAATTCTTGGAGTAATGTTTGATGATGCTGCTCAAATTGCTAAAACAAGTTGGTTCATCGGTTTGATAAATAATAGTGGGTACTCTGCTTTGGCCGATACGGACACTATGGCTTCACACAGTGGATGGATTGAGTTCACAGGCTATTCTCAAAGTAATAGAGTACCCTGGGGCCAAGGAACACCTGTTGCCCAGTCTATTACGAACAGTACACCAGCTACTTTTAATGTAACATCTACCGCAACTTTGAAAGGAATCTTTATCACAAGTAACAATGTCAAGAGCGGTACTACTGGGCTTCTTTGGTCTACGGGGTTGTTTTCAGCGGATTTGCCCGTTGTTAACGGCGACGAACTTAAAATAACCTACACGCTCAACACTTGATGCCTAGGAGCAGCCCATGAATAAATTTATGGCTGATTACCTTTTATTTACTCAAGAAATAACAGTTAGGCCATATTTTCTACTAATTACTGACAGCTTGCAATTTGCTAACGAAGAGAAAAGTAATTTTGTCTTTGAGCGTGTTACACAATTTGTCAATCTAGGGCAGAGTGTAGGAAGTCAATATAGTGTTAAGAATATAACAATCAACGACTATCTTGATATAACATCAACTGGTAATGATACAGAGTTTGGCTCATACACTGATTTTCTTACAATGTTTGGCACTGCTAAAAGTGTAGAGTACGAAACGTTACAGCAGCTACTTTCTCTGCTTCAATCTTTATCTGCAAACAACACTAAAGGTGTGTCTTCTTTGTTGACGTTCTCACAACAAGTTAATTACAATTTTAACTTCACTAGACAACTTACTCAAACAATACTTTTAGGTAACTTTGTATCCTCTTACCAGAATAATAAATACATTATCAATATACAGATTCCTAATCTAAATACACCGGAGTGTTGACATGGTAACAATTTCATATGTGTCATCCTTGGGCGTTACTAAAAGTATTACTCTTAGAAATTATGATTTTGGGAATAGTCACTCCGTTGAAAGCAGACGAATTTTCAGAAAGACCAGAGGTGGCGATATCAAAATATATCGTAACCCTAACTGGCCAAAGTATGAAAAATTTGTCTATACATTCTCTTACTCAGAAAACATAATTCCGTTTCTAATCGAAACACTTGGAAAAGAAGTAACTTGGGTAGATCATGAAGGCGTTACTTGGAGTGGCTTCATCCTAACCCCAGCAGCGGAAATTGTAGAAGCTGGAATAAAAAATGTAGGATTTACCTTGGAGCTTGAAGGAAACAGGGTATGAGAACAATTCCACAAGCAGCATTGAATGAACTGTCTACAAATTATGGAACAGAGCCAATAATTATTGTAGAAATACAGTGGCAGGAAAATATTTTTAGATACGCTGATCGTGCCTTTGAAGGTTGTGAAGGCAGAATTCTATCAATAGACGGGCTTGATGACTTAGTCAATATTTCATCAAGCTCTGTCAGTCAATCTGCTAGCTTTACCTTGGACGATTCAGACGGGGCGTTAAAAACTATCTTTAACAATGTAGATATGCACAGGAAAAAAGTTTGGATATACCAATGGTTTCCTACTCTAGCCTACAGTGATCGTATTTTAATTTTTTCCGGAGTAATTGTCTCGCCAGTTATTTGGAAAGAGGGTGACCGAACACTAACACTGAATGTGCTTACAGATACTAACGCAAGGGAGGTTGGATTCTCTGCTGAAGACGGGAATTTAGACGTTCCACAGAAGCTGATAGGACAGGCTTGGCCTCTAGTTTTCGGAACTGTATCAGGTGTTTCAGCAGTTCTTGTAGATGAGATTAAAGGCAAGTCTGCTGATTCAGGCAGTGGTGATGATCAAGGATCAGCTTCTGACGTATACACTACGACAAACTACGGGGTGCCAGACCCTTCTCTCAGACCAAAAATTAATGACAATTTGTCTATTGTTCAAGATTACGGTGCAATGGCTAGGGCCTATTTCATAGGCTATCTTCAAGCTGCATTCACAGCTGAGTCTGTCGGGGAAAAACACCCACTCAGGCCGTTAGATCCTAAAGCTGGACCCTATAGTAGTTTGGCTCAACAATATCTAGATAAAGGTAATGAAGTTCTAAGAAAAAATTCTGAACTGGTTGGAAAGACTGGAGTTTTACAAAATGTTCTAGGCCGACAAGAATCTTATAGCACAACCGAGATTGGTATTTCTGACACAAGTAAGTTTCCTTTGTACAAAAGGGTTCAAATAAATATCAACGGTACAATCTTCACAGGCACATTTATACCTAACAAGTTCTTAATTGAGAGTGCTCAGCACCCGGCAGAGCGACAATATAGAGGACTTAATACATATGTTAAAAGAGGACAACCAGTTATACCAAGAAACGATTTTCACTTTATTGGTAAAGGTGCAAGTGTAAAATTAATATATGTAACTCCTTCGCCAACAACAATAACTAATCCATTGTTGACAGCTACGAACCCTATTCGTTACATCATTGCTGGCACAGTACCAGTTACAGTTTTATCTCTATCAGCAACTAGAAACGGTGTAGTTGCAACCATACCTTCAAGCTATTATGTTGTATACCCCGTCCAGTATGGCACAATGAGTGGCACAATGGTAGTGTTCCCTACCCCACTATCATTGAGACAAAATTCAAACGGAGAGTCAGAAGGTTGGCAAGATGATGTGTATGCAACTGTTCGATCTTCGGTAGGACCAAACACTGTAGATATCATGCGTTGGCTGATAGAGAATTATACTGACTGTCAAATTGATGAACAGAGTTTTAATACAGTTCGTGAACTCCTTGAACCATACCCGTCTAGCTTCGCTATTACAGATAGGCCCAATGTGCTGAATCTGCTTAAAGATATTGCATACCGTGCAAGGTGTATGATATGGTTGAAAAACAATGTTTTCTACCTTAAGTTTTTACCGAAGAAAGACCCACCTGTTGCAACAATTACTTTAGACGATATCGAAGAAAATACTTTGGAAATAATGTATACCGACACTGAAGATGTAGTTACTAAGTTAATTGCAGAGTGGAGGTCTAACAATAGGCAAAGCAAACCTAACCTAGTTATCTTAAGATACAATATTGATTATTACGGAGTGCAAGAAGAGAGAACAAACTGGTTCATCTACAACCGTCAGCAATTTGTAGAAAAAGCGGCAACATTTTGGCTAATAAGAAAAGCAAACGTATATAAAAAAGTTAGGTTCACTACTAACTTGTCTAAATTAAATATTGAAGCTATGGACACTGTGACACTAGACTTAGGCGGGTTGCTAGCGAATACACCAATAGATTGTTTCGTTGAAGAAGCAAAGATTGATTCAGACAATTATTCTATTACCTTCTTGTGTTGGTGCCCGGTTAGAGCGGGTGAAATGACTGAATACCTGTTTGCCTATCCAGCTGATCTAGAAGTGCAAAATGTATTCCCTACTCCAGATGATATTCGAAAAGGCAGACCAGGAGCGGGTAAGAAAACCCCATCAACAAGTGACGTGAAACCACCTGTTAATGTTGAGTCCGAAGTAGTGTCAGCACCATTTTCTGGTGCAGGTAATCTACCAAGGTCTCAACCTGCTTCTTGGGGTCAAAGATCCCAGAGGGAAGAAACAGAACCACCACTAGAGGAAGACATTCCAGAACCGCCAGATTTTGGTGGGAACACAGCGCCAGACGTGTCTACTTATGTATATGAAACAGAAGAACCTTTTGACACTAACATAGAACCGTTCCCAGATGATACTGTAGATTCTAGTGCATTACCCGGGTATATTATTTCTAAAGAAAGTGGTGACACTTATGTTGTTGATATTTACCCTAGAGGGCTGAATCAGCCGCCTGAAAGGATAAGCAACGTTAAAGTGTTACAAGTGGACCCTACTGAGACTTGGGAAGAAGGAACCGGAGTTATTGTAGTCAAAGTAAAAGCGAATGAGGAGAGTGATGATCCCTTTGAATATTATATGCAACCGCCAGTCTGGCAATAGAATCTGTTTCCCTAATCGGGGACGGCCACCAGAATGTCCACCAGGATATATCCCAGAACCAGGAAACCCATTTGCTTTTGTGAAAGATTGGGTAGCTTGTGTGTTCCGTTGTGAAAATAACTATTGTGGGATTTATCTTAAGGATGTAGATCAACATGAGTGTAGCAAGTGTGACATACCCAAAAGTAATGTGGGTTGACGGGCAAATGATTCTTCAGTTTTCAGACTATATTCCACAAAATCTCCCTTACTTCACTAGACATCCAACAATACCTGGGGCATTTATACCAGACTTTCAACCTTGTCAGTATAGAGATACAGAATTGAGAAAAGCAAACAATTGTAGTGGGTGTGGCAAACAAAGAAGAGTTTGGGTTTGCAAACTAAAACAGATAGATGTGTTCCCGATGACTTGTAAAGAGTGTAAAGATGCCAAAGCTCCCGAATAATGATATTCATGGGAACCCTACAACGTGGCGGGGAAAAATTATTAGAAAAAATCCTAACCTACCAATACCTTGGCAGAAAGAATTCTTCCCAGAGGAAGATATTTATTACTCCAGTGATAGGTTTGGTAAAAAAGGCACTGCGTTGAAGTTACAGAATGTTCTTGTAGCTGACGCCGAGTTTGAGCTTGATGAGTTCCTCAATAGAGTACCACTTTTAATTGTAAGTAAAATTGAGGACGAAGAGCCTAGGGAAGGTGTTTTTGGAGAATCTTTGAAAAAGTTTCTGCCAAAAGGAGACTTCGTAGGCGGGTTTTTAACTGTTATTGATCCTTTTATTCTTAACCCTTATTTAAGTAACGCTCCACCGAGTGAAGAGCCTGTTTTCTTCACATACACTGCATCTCCAGGAGGTCCGGAATATTGTCCCTTCGGTCCTGGAGATGTTGGTATGCCGGTAACAGTAGAATTAAATAGTGGGTATGCTGACTACCCGTCAGTGCCAGAACCTGGGTTTGATGAAGATTTAGAAGAGTTTTTAGAAAAAGCTCCCAATTATCGGCGAATAGTACTTTGTGGCACTGATTCTATCCCGATTGATGTTGAGCCAATTAAAGTACCTTTGTTTGTTGTATGCAAAGAAGTGAATCTAGGCGAAGGACCACCTTTTATTAATGTGTTAGTCAACACGGGTGACGAAACCGACGTATCAGAACAAGTGTTGAATATTGGTCCATTGAACGATGCAAAGGTAGCGGCTTTCAACAGTATAGGTGAATATGGTATATACTACGGTGATATCACAACAGCATTCGCTTTTGGGTTTTCTGGGTTTGTAGAAGCCTTAAGAGAAAAGTATAGTGCTCTCTATGAGGAAGTCACTCCTTAAAACTTATATTTGGAAACCATTAGTCTATACACTTCAGCCGTCATCACTGCATTACAAAATGGGTCAGTAGGATCAGGATTTTCTAAGTTAGACAACCTCCATAAATCTCTGAACCCGGTCCTTGTAAAAGGAGCGGGTTCATTTTTGAAATTGGTCGCATCATTTAGATACTGCGCTACGACAGAAATATCTCTAGCAGTATCTAAAATAAAGTGAGAGAAGGCAGCGTGTCCCAACCACTCAACTAAGTGACTCTTCACATATGGCCAATCATACACTAGACAAGTAACTTTTTTACCGTAGGCAAAATTAAATTGCTTTAACCACTCTTCGAAAAGATCAGCAGCAAAATAAGGATCAATACCATAAATAGCAGAATTCTTGTACGCATTTTTGATATTCCTTTTGAAGTCCATTTCATAAAAATTTTCTGGAAACTTGGGCCTCAATGTTGCAATAAATGGTTTGTAATCTTTCCACTGTTTCAACATATAATTAATCGGCACAAAAGCAACGCTGAGAAGTTCTGACTCTTGAGCGTTGGTGCCGGTTGCTACTATAGACACAGCACAGATCAGATTACCATTTAGGTGATCCATGCCTAGGTTTCTACCACCTTTCATGCTACACTCCAGGATAATGCTTTTCCCAAATAGCGATAATTTTGTTGCTTAATTCTTTAATAGTAGAATCATTGACAATTTCCTCATCCCAGTCAGAATAATCTGCAAGACAAGAGTCTGCTACATCGTCATACTGTGTTACGCCTGGTCGTGTCACCTTGATCAGTACACCATTTTTCTTGACCGCTTCCGCTTCATTGTGAAACCTAATGTCAGGTATGATAAGAACGTCACAATTGTGATTGTGATGAAAGACATTCTCTACCCAAACATTGGGGTCAATGTCTCTCATTGCCATACCGATGCTGATCCAGATTTCTCTTGGACTTTTACCTATAGATAAATTCTCAGACCTTAGCTTCCGGTTCTGGTCATAGAATCTTGGAGCCTTCATACCAGCATAACTGAATAAGTATGTAGCTACTTCTTTTAATTTAGTAGCCATACTTTCAATTTTTACTTTCAGATTCTTATTCACATTTAAATACTGCTGAAGAGCTTTAGCAGCAGTATCTTTGCCTGATTGTCTACGATGGCCTAATCCAATCACTATCACAAATCATCCCCTTTATAAAGTTTGCCATTCTTGACGAAGCACGGTTTCCTTGTTTCAAAAGTTGCATTGGATTCAAGAATTATGTTACCAACAATAACATCATTAGTCTGAGGGTCTCTACCTTTTATGAATGGCAGTGGCAGTTCTTTAGATATACGGCGAGAGGTCCATACTCTAGTTTCATCTGGTTCGATAACGTCCCACAAAGCCCTCCGAAGCTCAGCAAGTGTAACAATATACCCTGGGGCGTAAGTGCAGTTATTTTCGATAAATTCTTCCAAAGACGTTTTGTGTGCATCCTCAGCAAAGATTTTATCTTCAGTAGAAATACAAGGTATGTTCAAGCGGTCACAAGGCGGCGGAAGCTCAAGAGAAATAATCTCTGCAAGGAAGTCACTAGCTTCTGCCATTAGCTTGTCAATCATATCACGCTTAGGTATAGCTTGCTCCAGTGAGTCTACACGGATAATAGTTATACGGGTATCACCAGGGAAGATAGGACAAGCTAAGTAACTGTTGCTTGCATGAACAAAGTGTAGAGTATTTTTTATTAAGTAAGGCTGTCTGCCTTTTTTATGGATGTTAATATGTCTGCTTGTGACCCAGTCTTTGATGCGATTATAGGCCACCTTATTTTTAGACATATCTGTCTCTTCGATAACAGCTAAAACCGCTCCCTCCAACTCACCATTGAAGTTATTTAACAAAGCAGTGTCAGCCCTAGCAACACCCCTATCTAAAAGTAAAGATAAAGCCTCATGAAAGATGCTCTTGCCAGTATTTTGTGGGCCATAAAGGAACAGATAAGGTAAAGGCTCACTTGGATACTGAAACATGCTAGCAATCCAGCACTTGAGCCAGTCCATACCATTAATTATTTGATGCTTCCGGCACCATTCATTCTCAAGCACACCGGGAGTTAGATTCTTCCCAATGTGATCTAAGATTTTTGTCCAGGTTGGGTAGGATAAGTCTTCCCTGTTAGCGGAAGGTATAACACTGAACTGGGCGGAATACTTGTTCCACTTCCTGTCTTTAAGATATTCATCTTTGAAAGGCTCATTGACAAGTGTCCAACAATTTGTGACATTATTACCAAGTATGTGAGACTCTTCCTTCGGCCCATATCCTAACCCTCTTACATACATACGGACGTGCTGAAAAGGCTCACTATTCCATTTGTATTGTGTTTTAATCACCCAACCACAATCTTCACCCGTTTCTGTCACAAGATGACGTAATTGATCATCCAAACTCTCCAACTCACAATTGGATTGAGGGAGAGTTGGAAGAGCGGCCATATAGCGGCTTTTCTTGCCTTCTTGAACCCACCCTTCTACCTTCTGCTCAACCTCGACTAGGAGTTTGCCACTCTTGTGTATAGATAAATTAGTTGGTGCTGTCCATGAGCCAGGAACCTTGGCACCCAAGGCAGAAATAACATCTTTAGATGCTTGTGCAGAGAAAGCGAACCCTCCAGACTTTCGCTCCACACCTCCGAAATAGTCAGCTATATTCTCAAGCTCAGGTAACCGGTTATAGTATATAGTAGTCCACTCCTTATGTTGCCACAATGGGTTCTCTTGAAACCCTCTATTATATCTATATACTTTCCAAGCACCCTCAGGCAGAGGGAACATGAAGCAGTTGATATCGTGTCCTTCTTCTGTACCTTTTGCAACTGTGTCAAACAACCCTTTTAACTTCAGCTGCTCATGAGCTTTTTTAAGTAAGAATGTGTGGGTGACCATCATATGATGCTCAGCGTCCCACCAGTTGCAGGACGGATAATTATCTGTCAACCACAATAGTAGTCTCTTGTGTTGGTCGTCAAGTGGAGTTCTTAATCTCCTTCCAGTCAATTGGGAAAAGGTGTTTTCTTCCTCCGGCATGACGAAGCTCGGATAGCTTTTCTTCTTACGCCCACTCATTACACTAAGATAATCTTTCCAGTTGGAAGGGACTTTACATAGCCTAGTGCCCTCTTTAATTAACTGAAAACCGTCAGTGGATGCGTGCTTGTGCCACACCCACATATTACCGCCGATGACATCTACCTTAAGGTTGAAATCGAAATTAGCTAACGCAGATAAGTAACTAAGGATAGCGCGAGCGACCGCTGCATGCTCAGTGTGATTATTTGTAGATACTGGCTCAAGGAACACATACACATGTAGTCCTTTACCACTCTTTGACTTTCTTATTGTGACACAGTCTAGCCCTTTTAGTTTCTCCAAAACCTCTTTCATCTCTTCGTCGGACAGTTTTTTCGCGTGCCTATCCGAATGGCCAGTGATAGCGTCAAAGTCAAAAGCTACCCATATACTTTGTTTCCTCACCCAGTTCCAACCCGTCATGCCGATTCCCTCAGCATGCGCTGTCATGTCCCATGTCATGGGCGTATCTGTATACTCAGGATCGGTCATTGCGCGATATGGTACGCGTATAGGCTTCCATGTTTGGATACCATCAGTGAACCCGTGCCAGTGTCTGCCTTTGAAATCACCCGAGATACGCTCACCGTTATTTTGAGATACTGTTACCTGTACCTCCATTTCATAAGAGTAGAGCTTCGCCAACTCACGAATGGCGTAAGTATCTAAAAATAATTTGATCGCCTCAGTCTTGCTTGGCATTTTTAGATTCCTGATAATATGAAACCACACTATCCGCCTACCCTATATGCTCACCGACCGATCGAGAAATTTCAGCTGAACAGGTGAATAGTAACGGTAGCGGTAGTACTGGACAAATGAATAGTAACGGTAGTGGTAGTACTGGACAAATGAATAGTAACGGTAGTGGTAGTACTGGACAAATGAATAGTAACGGTAGTGGTAGTACTGAACAGGTGAATAGTAACGGTAGCGGTAGTACTGAACAGGTGTATAATTGAAAAAAATCGCCAAAGGGGAAATAGAAAAGGCCAATAGTTGAATAGAACAGTAGAATAGTAATCCCTTAACTTACTATCCTACCATCCTATTCAACTATTGGTCTCTCTATTTCCCCTTTAGCGATTTTTTCGATTATACAGTTGTACACCAGATGCAGTGAACAGGTGTATAATTGAAAAAAATCGCCAAAGGGGAAATAGAAAAGGCCAATAGTTGAATAGAACAGTAGAATAGTAATCCCTTAACTTACTATCCTACCATCCTATTCAACTATTGGTCTCTCTATTTCCCCTTTAGCGATTTTTTCGATTATACAGTTGTACACTACCACTACCACTACCACTACCACTATACGCCTGTATATTACTACTGTACTACTATACGTCTGTATACTTGAAACTTTCGGTCGATTCGACGAGCATATAGGGTAGCGGCCGATTTTTGGCGATCGGTCGAAATTATCCGAAATCTCAAAACTGGAGAAAGTATCTTAAGATGTCATTGCTCACACTGAAAATTAGTGACATTCGGGAAAACCCCAATGCTCTGCGTCCCGTTAACCGTCAAACAGAAGAGTACCTTAGTTTGGTATCTTCAATTAAAAGGGACGGAATCCTCAACCCTATCGTTGTACGCGAGTGCAAAGACCCAGAAACGGGTGAGACCTTTTACTCTCTCGTAGACGGCTTGCATCGCTTCTCAGCAGCGAAAGATGCTGGACTAGACACTATCCCTGTACACTGTAAGGAGATGGCCGACGCTCAGGTCTTGGAAGCACAAATTCTAGCTAATGTGCATAAGATTGAGACTCAGCCTGTACAGTATAG